CACGCCGAAGCGGTATCGCGTCCGACTGCTCGCCGACACGCGGCTGCCGAGCCGGCGGCGCGGCACGACCGGCGACGTGCTGCTGGTGCCTCGTACGGCGGTGCGCCTCACGGAGGAGGCCCGACATGGCTGACCTGACGCGCGACGCCATCCTCGCGCTGCCGGCGGGGCCGGAGCTGGACGCGCTCGTCGCGGAGCGGGTGCTGGGCATACCGCCCGAGCGGTGGCTGTCTGTATGCCGTGAGCAGGGTCACCGCACCGACGACTACGAGTACGACCCAAGCGACGGCGACGAATCCGGCTGGTGTTATATGTGCGGCGTCTCCGTGTGCGAGGCGCAGAAGTGTCCGCCGCGCTACTCCACCGACATCGCCGCGGCGTGGGTCGTGGTGGAGCACCTGCGCGAGCGGTGGTCCTTGTGGGTCGGGCCACAGTCAATCGGCGAGCTGTGGGCGTGCGAGTACACGCGTAGCGATCAGAGGCAGCTCTTCGCCTTCCCGGGCGAAAGTGACGGGCCTTTCGTGACGGCCGAGACGGCGCCGCTGGCTCTCTGCCGGGCCGCGCTGCTGACCCCGCAGGAGGAGCGCACCGATGGCTGACGTGCTGACGGAGGCCGAGCTGGCGGCGCTGGAGGCGGCGGCCGAAGCGGCCACGCCGGGGCCGCGCCGCTTCGTGCGCCGCGTGCCGGTGCGCCCCCGGTCGCGGAAGTACCGCGCCGACAAGCACGAGGACGAGGCTGTGATCGCGAACACGGTCAACGGCTGCCTCGTCGTGCTGCCCATGGCGGGCGTGCACGTCGCCGCCGACGAGCGGCTGATGACGGCGCTCGACCCGTCCACCGTGCTGCGACTGCTCGCCACGGCGCGGGCGCTGCGGGCGGAGCGGGACGGGCTTCGCGCCGAGCACGCCGTCACGATGGGAGTCGGAACCGGAGACGGCAACCTGTTCGTTCACGGCACCTACGAATCCATCAAAGCGGCACAGGCCATGATTGACGAGCGCGACATGCTGCGCGCCGCCCTTGCCGCCGCCACGGCGGGTCAGACCGACCGGAGGAACACGTCCTCGTAGAGCAGCGCCTTCCGCTCCGCATCGCTCCACAGCAGCGCGTGCGCGAACTCGTGCAGCACCGTCCGCACCCACAGCTCCGCCGTGCCGTGCGTGCGCAGCCGGCGGTGCGCGTCGGGGTGCAGCAGGTCGATGCGCCCGTCCGCATGCGTCTGCCCGAGATACCGCGGCGGGTCGAACCGCTCGACCAGCCGCACCTTGGGCACCGGCACGCGGTAGTACGCGGCGAGGCGGGCGAGCGCGTCCTCGAGGGCGTGCTCGTGCTCGTCGGGGTCGTCGTGGAACGCCTGCAGCCGTTGCACCACGAGCCGCCGCACGCGGACCGGGGGCAGCGGGAGCCTCACGGGTAGTCGTTCCGCAGGTGCTCGTTGTAGATCACGAACTCCGGCCGAAACGCCGTGATCCCCTGCGCGTCGTACTCGATCTCGAGCAGCACGCCGCCGACCACCGGGGCAAGGCCCTTGCGCTTCAAGAACGCCGTCTGCGCCTGAAAGCAGGGCTGCGTGACGCAATGCACGCCCCGGTACGCCGGCAGGTAGTCGGCAACGTGCCAGTGGCCGAGGAAGAGGGCGTGCGGCTTTGCATCCGGCGCGAACTGCTCGACGATCTTCTGCGGCTTGTAGGAGCGGGCATAGGGCACGCCGCCGTCGGGATGCATTAGCATGAGCCGCAGGCCGCCGACGTGGAACTCCGCGGTGGGCGCCCCCAGGTACTGCACGTCAGGACGGCGGGTCGTCAGCGTGTCCAGCACGTTCGCCCCCGCGTCCTTGAAGCCCGCGCCGTCGTGGTTGCCGCCGATCACATAGGTGGGCAGGACGGTCTTACTCTCCCGCCCGCGCAGCTTCGGCATGCGCTCGGCGGCGTAGATGGCCTGTGCCATGACGCCGTGGCGGTGGAGCTCGTACGTCTGGTCCTTGTGCATGTTCTGCCCGTCCACAAGGTCACCCGCGTGGAGGCAGAACTCCGCCCCGAATCGCTCCGCCCTGGCGATGAAGTCGTGCCAGTGTGTCAGCTGCTGCTTGATGTGCCCAAGGTGCGTGTCGGACACGACGGCACAACGGATACGCCCCCGCTTCGCCACCGGCAGCTTGATCTGCCGCTCGGTGCGGACGTCCTTCGTGACGACGAAGCCGCGGGCCTCAAGCGCGTCGATCAGTTCGTGGTCCCCGAGGGCCTTCACCTCGGCGGCCACGGCGCGATTGAGCGCGTCAGCGAGCTTTGACGTGCTTTGACCAGTGGCTTTGGATGCGGCTCTCTCGCGCGTCGGCATACCCCGCCTCCTGCAGCACCACCGCCAACCGCGCCTGACTCACGCGCTGCTCGACGAGGGCCTGATCTAGGACCTGACGATCGTCCGGGGACAGTCGCATGCACACCCAGCAGGACTCCGGGCGCGTGTTGCGCGCGGGCGCGGCTGCTATCCGTTCCGCGAGAGACGTTCCGCGAGAGCTTCCGCCAGCCATCGGCACTCCTGTGGGGACAGTTCCGTCTTGCCCACCCAGTCGAGGGCGAGCAGGTGCCGCAGGATTGCGGCGGCGAGCGGTGACACGCTCAGTACGCAGCACAGGCAGCAAAGTGCATGACGTCAGGTCGCCCCCACTTCCCGCCCCACGTGAACCCGCGCCCTTCAAACACGCTCACGATGGTGGGGTGGATCATGCGGTCGCCCCCGTCCCACGGCTTCCCCAGCGGGTTGTTCGCGGGGTCGAGGTCGATGGCGATCCCCCACGTGTGCGTGGACAGCTGGCTGTACCCACGCTGCGCCCGCCAGCAGTAGATGCCGCCGTAGGCCAGCCGCTCGGCCGGGACGCCCTTGTCCAGGCACTCCATCAGCGCATCCGCCATCTCGTCCACGACGAGGTGATGGCCGCGGATGCGGTACACATCGGACGGCCCGTAGGCGTAGGGCAGGCGGTGCTTCAGCGGGACGACCTTGAGAATCTGCGATTCCCAGGCGTCCTTGCGGTCCACGTAGTTGAACGGGTTGCCGTAGACGCGGCAGATATTCGGCAGCCCGTGCGGGAGCGGGCTGGGCAGGCTCACTTGACGGGCGACTGCTTGAGGAGGGCCAGCACGGTCGTGAGGGCCGCGACACCCGCCGCCGTCCCCGCCTGCTTCGGCGTCGCCCCCTGCTGGATGGCGCCCCCGAACGTCGAGAGCGCCGACACGGCCAGCGCCGTGCCGATCTGCGTGAGCAGGTTTGTCCAGTTCATCCGTCCTCCCTCCGCACACGCTCCACCAGCATGCCCTCGAGCTTGCCGAGCGTCTTCGTCAGCTCCCGCAACGTGGCCTCCATCCGCACCAGCACGTAGCCGGCGACCGCGATGGGAAAGCCCACGTCACGAATGAATTTGACCGCCTCGTTCACGTCGGTGGGCGGGTCCGCCTGCGCCAGCGCCACGCCCGTGATGACCATCAGCCACAGGGCGACAGACACGCTGATCGGCGGCGGCGGAAAGCGAATCGGACCCGGCGGCGGGCGACGGGTCACCACCCGAAGGATCGGGCGCTGCTCCGCAACGTCCATGTCAGGCGCGGAAGCCCTTGCGCCACTGGACCGTGTGCGTGCCGGCGTTGTGCGCCGTGGACTTGGCCCGGTAGAGGCCCACCGGGTAGACCAGCCCGAACGACACCGGGGAGCCCGTGGCAGGGCTCTGCGACGACGTGGTGGCCGCCCCGACGAACCCGTGGTTCGCGTTGGTGACCGTGATCCAGGTGGTCCCGTTGTCCAGCGACTGTTCGAGGGCCAGCGTGTTCGTGGCGGCGCCGGTGGACGTGTAGAGGAAGTAGATGACCTCGCAGCCGTCCCCCATCAGGGTGTCGCTGCTGGTCTGCCCGTTCCCCGTGAACGTCCCGAGCGTCCCGATCTGCGTCGTCAACACCGCCATCCCGACCCCCTCCGACGCGCCGCGTCAGGACAGGAGTAGCACACCCCGAAAGGGCAGGCGAGACACGGGGTTGGGGGTGTCAATCCCCCGGGATCAGGGTTGCTGACCGGGCTGCTGCAGGAACGTGTCCCGCGCCGCCATGCCACCCGCCCGGGTGGCGGCACCGGCCCCGACCTGACCTACGACGGCGGTCAGGGTGTCCAGCGCCTGCCGTGCCTGCGACGATCCCGGCGGGGCGGTCAGCCCGATGGCAAAGTAGCGGGCTGCCCCCGGCGTCGCGAGGATGCGCGCCATGGCGGGCGGGGCAAGGAAGGCGGCCATGTCGCCAGCGGCCTGCGTGAGGTTGCCGGCGGCGACGTCGCGCACCAGCTCGCCACCACCAGCCAGCTGCGTCAGGGAGCCCACCCCGATAGCCGTGCGGCTCGGATTCTTGGTCATCTCGCGCCGTGCCTGCACGCCCCGCATGAGGCGCACCGCGCGTCCCACCTCGGCGCCCTGTCCGCCGGTAATCAGCTCCTGGACATCCTTGCCGAGCCCATGCCACCGCGTAAGGAATCGCTGTGGCGAAAACTGCCCGGTGCTGGGATCGGTACACTGCTCAATCGCAGACTGGAACCATCCCGCGCGCACCGCAGAAGACTGCTCCGGCGGCAGATGGTCCAGCATGGTGCGCAGGCGATCGGGACGACGGTTCCGCACCAGCAAGTCCACCGCCTGGTCGGGCGTCACGTTACGGCCATTGATGGCCGACACCGCCTGCCGCATCGGAACCACTTCGGTCTTGTAGAAGTCCTTGGCCCGCCGCAACGGCTCCTCAGCCGGCGTCCCGACGACCGCCTGTTCCATGGCATCGTCAATGAGCCCGCCGATCCGCTCCAGCGTGCCGACGTCAAACGAGGTCGTCTGCCCTGCCTGCGCATACGCCGGCAGGACGTTGCGCAGGTCGCGCTGGAGGGCTTCCAGCTCTCGGAACGGCATCGGGCCGGGCATGACGGTGCGCACGATGGGCTTGCCGTCCGTCCCGAGGATGCCCGTATCGACCTGCTGCGGCTTTCCCCGGGCCACAAGCGAGTCAAGAATGGCGCGGGCGCGGCCCTGCTGTGCCGGCGGAATGCCCGCTTCGTCCAGCTGCCGCACCGCCGTCTCTGCCGCGTCGAGGACCGCATTGGGCACATCGACCTGCACGCCAGCCGCCGTCGCTTCCTTGCTGGCGACGCCGTACATCTTGTGCGCGCGACCCTTGACCGTACGCAGCGCCGGGATGGCCTCTTCCTGCACCTCGCGCCCCACCGCGGACATGCCGGTCGGACCACCCAGCGGGCGCACGATCGAGTCGCGCACATAGTCGGCCAGCGCGGCGTTCTGCGCCTGATCCAGATTCTCGACGATGCCGCCCGCCGTGGGTAGCTTGTCGAGCCCGCCCTGCACACGCGCCATGGTGGGGTTGAACTCGCCGGCCGACATGGGGACGTTGGCCTGCGTCGCGTCTTCCAGCAGGCGCAGCGCATCGTCGCCGCTGCTGCCCAGCACGGCGCGGCCGAGGCGCAGGGCACCGCGGGCCACAAGCGGGGCCGCCGTGTTGGCCGCGAAGGTGGACGCCGCGTCCTTGGGCGTCGGAAGCCGCCCCTCCTTGAGAAGGGTCGTGGCGGAGCGCCCAAGCACGCCGCCCGCGCCGGAGCCCAGCGGACCAAGGACCGCCTCGCCCACACCAGAGCCGACCGCCTCCGGGCCGTAGTCGAGCGCGACACGCCCCGCCGTTTGCCCCGCCTCACGGATGTCGTTGTAGAGATCCTGTCGCGTGCCGGCGGGCTGCTGCGGGGTGGGCGGCTTGAAGCCGGCGCGCAGCAGGCGATCCCGCACGTCGCCGGGAATGGAATCCCAGTTGCGGTTGAGCCGTTCCCGCACGTCGTCGGGGATCGACTCGAAGGAGAAAACGCCGGGCTGGCTCACCGCGGGATGCCCAGGTTGTCCAGCACGCCATGCCACGCATCCGACTGCGGCGACGGCTCAGCGCCGCTCATCCCCTCGGGGAGATCCAACCCCTTCCGCATCTCGGGCCACGACTGCGCATCGAGCACGGACAGCTGGGTCTGCAGGCGCCGCCGCAGCTGCTTGTCGAGGATGCGCAGACCGGCATCGAACTCGGCCTTGGTCTGGAACCGCCCGTCCACAAACGGCTCCCAGATGCGCCGCTCATTCTCGTTGAGGTTGCCCACGTCCACCGTGCGCGCGAGCCGGATGGCGTTGGTGATCGATTTCATTGCGGCGTTGGCGTCTTCGTCGCCCATGGCCGACTTGAATCCGAGTTCTACCGCCTGCCAGCCGGTCTTCGCCGCGAACACCGAATCGCTCAGGGCGCGCGACGCCTGCTGTGCCATCGGGAACACGTCTTCATACACCCCGCGCGTCTGGACCGCCGCCTTCAGGGCGTCGTTCTTCGCCCCCTCCATCGCCTGCGTGTTGTTGACGATGTTGTTGGTGTGGACGTCCATGCGCGGCGCGGTGCGCTGCTGCTGCGCCTCGATCTGCGAGATCGTCTCCGCAAGGATCGGCAGCTCCGGGCTCTGCGGGTCCGTCCGCTTGAGGCGGTTGTACTGCAGCCGCAGGGCGTTGGTGCTCGTGGCACCCTTTGCCGTGGCCGGGTACTGCAGGTTCTTCGCCAAATCCCACTGACCCGCCTTGGCGAACTTCTGCGCATCGGGGTTGGTGAAGACGTCGGCGGCTTCCGCCTGCGCCCTCCGCTGCGCCTGCTGCGCGCCGTACTGGAGCGCGGACACCTGCTCGCCCAAGTCCAGCCGCGGCGCCTGTACCGGCGCACCAGACAGCGCGGCCATGAACTTGCCCACCCCGCCGATACCGGACATCAGGCCGCCCAGCGCACCCGTGTTGTTGGTGGAGAAGAATGCCGGCTCCGGCTGCTCCGGCGGGCTCTGCCCCTGCGCCTGCGCCATGAGGCGCTGCGCCTGCCAGTCGGCGTTCTCCTGCGCGGCGTTCACCGCCGGCACGGAGAGGAGGCCTCCCAGCATGCGGAGGCCCATCAGCGCATCCCCGACGTAGGAGCCGCGACCCATCGCCTACTTCCCGTGACCCGCCATCGCCACCTGACCAAACGTGTTCGTGTTGGCCATGTTGGTGATGTACGACAGCAGGCTGTCGAGGTTGGGGATCGACTGCTCACCCTGTCCGATGCCCGTCAGCGCCGTGCCGGCGTTCATCAGCTGCTGGTTGGCCTGGAGGCCCAACTGCCGCGACGCGAGATCCTGCTGCCCGGCGCCCATCAGCGCCTCCAGCCCGCGCGACGCGTCCTGCGCGTACGCCTGCTGTCCCCGCTGGGCCAGCACGTCCCCGAGTCCCGTCATGGTGTCTCCGATGGCCTGCCCCTCGGCCAGCCCGAGGCGGGACGACGCGCCGAGCCCCTGCGCCCCGTAGCGGGACCGCAGCTGGGCAAGGTTCTCGTCCAGCTTGCGCTGGGCCATCGTGGCGGCGGTCTGGAGCGGGTTGCCGCCGTACCACGACTGCATGCCGAACGGGTTGCCCTGACCGAACTGCTGGGCGAGCACCTGCGCAAACTGCGACGCGGCATCCGTGGCGGTCGGCGTACCGTCCGGCGCAGCCGGCGGGGTCGCCGGCGCGGTCTGCGGAGCCCCCTGCACCTGTCCGTTGCCGTTGTTGCCGCCAGCGGGCGGAACCACGGTTCCACCGCCGTTGTTGCCGCCCCCCTGATGGTTGCCGCCGGGACCGCCCTGACCCCCCCCGTTGCCGGCAGGGGGCGGCGCGACGTTCTGCCCGTTGCCGTTGCTGCCGGCAGGGGGCGGGGCGCCATTGTTGCCCATGCCGTTCCCGTTGCCCGGGGGCCGGGCCGGAGCCGGGGCGGGCTGCTGCTGCATGACCGGTGCGGCGGCAGGCGCCGGGGGCGGCGTGCGCGGCACAAGCCCCTGCTGCACGGCACGACCCGCCATCAGGCCCGCCTGCGCGCCCTGCCGCTGCTGCGGGGTCATGCCCGCCCGCGCCGCCCGCGCTGCCTGGATCGCCTGCTGCTGCTGCATGCGCGCCTGCTGGACGTTGCCGCCCGTCGCCCGCGCCTGCTGGATCGCCTGCCGCCCCGTCGTGCGGGCGTAGGCCACCGGGTTGACGTTCGGGTCGAAGGCGTTGCCCGTGCCGGCGAAGTTGGTCTGGGCGCCGCCCAGCGTCGTGTTGATTGCCATGGCTTACCCCTGCACCCCAAAGGCCCGCATCCACGCGAACTTGTCCCCGCCGCCCTGCGGGTAGGGCACCTGCGGCGTCTGCGGGATGTTCGGGAGCGTCATCTGCGGCAGGTTGGAGCCCGCCGTCAGCTTCTTGTAGAGCTCTTCCCCGCCCTGCACGCCGGTGCCGTAGAGCGTCCCGTACTTGTCGAGGTGCGCCGATAGTTGCGTGGCAAAGTTGGGGGATTCCATCGGCCCCAACCCCGACGTGAGCGACGATGACAACTGTGGCGCGTACAGCTCGCTCTGTGTCGCGGCGAGGTTGGCCGCAGGGGTAACCTCACCCAGAAGGCTTGGTGACGCCTGTGCGGCAGGGGTGGCTACGGTCCCCAGCCCGCCTTCCGTCGCCGGCAGGCCGGTGCCCTCAAGGATGCTGAGACCGTTTGAAGCCGTCAGCGCCTCGGGTGTCAGCGACATTGTTGCCGCCTCTCCGGCCAACGGCGTGGCCCCGGAGACCGTGGCGCCCTCGCCGGCAAGCGCGCTCAACCCGGTCGCCGCGTCACCGGCGAGGCCCGCTGCTCCGATCCCAGTTCCAGCCGTCCCGGCAGCACCCAGCGTGCCGGCGGTGCCGGCTCCGACCGCACCGGTTGCCCCAAGCGTCCCGGCTGTCCCGGCAGCCGTAGCGCCGGCAGCTCCAGCAGTACCGGCCGCCGTGCCCGCGGCGGTGCCGCCAGCCGCCGTCGTCCCCAGGGCCGCCGCAATCGCCTCGGCCATCAGTAGATCCCCGCGTCGCGGCGAGACTGCTGCCGCTCGTTGAGGTTGGCGAGCTTGGCGTTGACGCGGTTGAGGCGCTGTTCCGCCTGACCCGTCATCTTGCCCGCCGCCTGCCGCGTGGCGATCCGGTTCTCCAGCCGATCCTGGCGACCCGTCAGCCGGTCCTCCCGGGCGTTCATCTTGGTCAGCTTCTTGTCGTCCGACCGGATGGGCGGGAGCCCGATGTTCTGGATGTCCTGCGCCGACGGCATGAAGTCGCCCATGTAGGACTGCCGCGGCGGCAGCCCCAGCTGCTCCCGGCTCTGGAGGCCCTGCTGCCCGCCAGCAGCGTTGGCCGCGAAGCTACCCTGCGCGAAGCCGGGGCTATTGCCAGAGATCGTGCCGGGGACGGCGCCGCCGGAGAGGCGGGACGCGAGGCCCCCGCCGAGGCCGAAGGCGCGCTCGGGGGCGCCGCTCTGCAGGTTGCTGATCGCCTGCTGCATCGGGTTGGAGATCGCCGTGTTCGGCGGGGCGATCATCTGCCCCAGCAGTGCCCGCATCGCGACATCGGACTCCATCCGGCGGTCGCCCGGCCCCCGCGTCAGGCCCCCGTTCTGCCCCGTGTTTGCCGACTCCCCCATCGTCCCCTACCCCCGTCCCGACGCGCTGCGTCAGACTGCGCCTGTATACCACCCGATCGTAGGTAAACCCATGCCTTGCGACCCACCGGGCGTACGCCTTCTGCCGGGTCCGCCGGTTGCCGTAGAGGGTGTGGCAGCCGTACTCCGTCGCCCACGCGATCAGGGCGTCGAACAGGGGCTTTTCGGCCGCCCGTGCCGCCTTGTCCGACGCCCCCCAGATCCACGTGACGGCGGCTGTCCGTCCCACGGGAGGGTCGTCAAACACCGCCCCGGCCATCCAGCCGATCAGCCGGCCGTCGTCCAGCGCCATCCAGATGCGCTTGTAGGGGGCGCCGTCGGCGTAGAGGCGGAGCAGGGTCCAGATCTGGTCGGGCGTCTTCTCCGTCTCGGCGGCGAACTCGGGCAGGGTCGCCCGCAGCTCGGGCTCGTAGCAGGCCAGCTGGGCGGCCGACTGGACGACGTAGACCCGCATAGGGATTACGTCGCCGTACCGGCCGGGCGAGACGGAACGACCTTGAACTTGGCGCGCTTTCGACGCGACTCCGCCAAGCGTTCCGCTCGCTCCTGGAACTCTGCCGGCATCACGAGCCCGATGGCCCGTATGTCGGGATGCCGCTCCAGCCGCTTGACGGCTTCCGCACCCAGCACGGGCACCAATCGTTGGCAATGCGCTGGATCGGAGAGATCCATCCACAACACAACGACCGGAGCGTCGTCCATGGTGGCCTGCTCAAACACGCTCATGCGTCGTACTTTCGCTCGGGGAGTACGATGCCAATCCGAACCGGCGTCAGATCCCGCGCGGATTCTGGAGGTTCCGTAGCACCATGCGTCCCGTCGGCGTGGTAGTAGGGAATCCCGTTCAGTCCGGCGTACAGCGCGGCCAGGATCTGCACATGCACCGGATCGGCGTTCATGCTGAGTGCCGTTTCCGTGGTTTCCTTGAGCCATTGCAGGATGTGGGCATGGATGACGGCTTGCCCATTCCAAAAACCCCGCTCGTAACCGACGCGCTCACTGGGCGGCAGGGCGGCGAGCATCGCGGCGCTGAAGGGGCTTCCTCCCGAGATCGGCTTTTCTGCGGCGCGTAGCTCATTGTTCGGTGACCGTGAGTCACGCTCCACATGCATCCGTCTCCGTCCGTCTCGTTTCATCACTCCTCCTTCTATACCCCCGGCAGAAAGATGGCCTTGAGCTCGGGCAGCATCTGCCCCTTCACCGCCATCACGTTGACCTCGAACGTGTCGGCGTCCCCGTAGACGGCCGTAAACCCCGCCGCGATCAGCGCGTGGGCCAGCGTGAGCTTGGAGAAGCCGGTCTTGTGGAGGAACCACGCCTGCTGGCTGGGATGCGCCAGCTTGTCGAGCGGCAGCCCGTACAGCATGTCGATGGCGCGGATCGGCCCCAGCCCGGACTCGTACATCACGTCGTAGAGGTCGAGCCCTTCGGCGACGATCTTGTGCATGATGCCGAGGATGTTCGGCACCCGCACCTGGAGGACGCCGCCGTCCTTGAGCATGTGCAGGCAGCCCCGCAGCACCTCCGGCACCTCATCCAGCGTGAAGTGCTCGAGGTTGTGGGAGCAGTAGACGGCCTCGTACTGCCCGCCCTCCAGCTCCGTCAGCTTACGGGCGTCCCACAGGATCTCCGGGTGCACCAGCGGGTCGATGTCCAGCAGGTGATGCTCCATCCCGTCGTACTGCGGCGGGATGGCGATCGACTTGGAATGGCCGCCGACGTTGAGGACCTTCATGCCTTCGTCAGCCAGATCGCCAGCGTGTCCACGACGTTCCAGTAGTGCTTGGCCATGAACTCGCGGGCATCCTTGGACCGCTCCGCGAAGAGCGGGCTGTAGACGAACCCGTACTCGACGGGCTCGAAGTGGCAGGTGAAGCCGGCGTCGTCCGCGCCCTGCATCTCGCGGTAGATCCGCGACGTGTAGAGGAACGTCTGCTCGGACAGCTTCTGCACGTTCCGCGGGTCTGCCCACGCCCGCGAGGACGTGATGTAGGGGACGTGGATCTCCGCCTTCGCCCCCGGTGCCAGCACGCGGTACAGCTCGTTGCAGAAGGCCACGAGGTCCGGCAGCTGCTGCACGCAGCCGTAGCTGACGACCTCCTCCACCGACCCGTCCTCCCACGGCCACGGCGTCACGGTCAGGTCATGCACCACGTCCACGCCGGGGAGCGCGCGACGATCCACGTTGACGTAGCCCTCTTTGGGCGTGCGTCCGCATCCGAGATTGAGCTTCACCAAATCCTCCCGAGTTGGTCGACGTGCCCCACCTTCACCCGGCTATCGACGCCCACGCGCAGCTTCCGCTTCCACGCCGCCTCGAAGAACGGCACGTCCTGCGTCATGCACTTGCCGCCGGTCGCCTCGTCGTAATCCACGACCGTCTGGAACCACGGTTCCGGCACCTGCCGGAACACGTCGGTGCGCCACAGCGTGCAGCCCAGCCCGATCATGGTGACCGGCGTGACCGCGTTTGGCGGCGGCACCAGCGGGCGCACGTTGAAGTCGCTTGACGCCGGATCACCAAAGCACACCGGCACACCGCCCTCGGACTTCATCCAGTAGAGGCCGCCGATGACGTCGTAGTCGGTGATCGACTCGTACAGGCGGATCAGGGCATCCGGCGGAGGCAGGTTGTCCTCCTCCAGCGTGAACACGTACTGGAAGTTGCGGAGCCCGGGGTCAGCCAGGATGGCCTTGATCCCCTCGTTGTAGCCGACGCCCACCTCGTGCCCTTCGATCACGATCCGCTGGGTGCGCTGGTTCGGCGGGTGGATGAGCGACATCCACGCCTGCACCACCCGCGCGGGGATCATCCCCTTGGTCACGATCAGGATCACCGTGGACAGGTCACGATACGTGTTGCCCTTGATCCACTTGTCCCGACTCTCGTCGTATCGCTCGTTGTAGAAGCCTTCGCGCCCAGCCGTCGGGCGTGGCTTCACCCACTCTCGCAACAGTGCCCGCATGCGTCTCCTACTGCGCGCGGGGCAGGTAGCGGAGCCACAGCGTCACCGCCTCCACCGCCCCATCCACGCCCGCGTCCTTGATCGCCTTGAACCGCACCACCGGCACGTCCTCGCCCGCCGGCACACCCGCCGTGCCGAACACGTCGAACGGTCCCAGCGTGAACTTCACCTGCCCCGCACCCGTCTTCGTCGTGCTGCCGAGCGTGTGCGTCGTGCTGGTCGTGTTCTCGACGTAGACCAGCGACAGCGTGGCGATGTTCGCGTCGCCGGGATCGACCAGCCCCGCCGCGTAGGCGTACCAGCGATGATCGGGCAGCAGCTCACGGAAGACGGTACGATCCACCGCCACGCCGCCGAACAGCCGCCCCGACGTGCTGAAAATGGCCACTAGAGCCCTGCGGTCAGGTCCGCCTGCAGGTCCGTGATCTGCGCGTCCAGCTGCGCGTCCTGCTGCGCCCGTGCCGCCGTCAGGCTCTCGCGGGTCAGCTCACGATCCGCCTTCGCCCGCACGATCCACGAGCGGAGCAGCGTGCGCCGCTCGGCATTGGGCAGGGTCAGCAGGTCGATGATCCACAGGGGGTTCGCCTGCTGGCGCTCCACCTGGCGCTCCGCGCCCTGTTGATCCACATGGGAAATGGGCTCTTTCGCGTAGGCTTGCAGCTGCTGGAGCAGGGCGATCTTCGTCGCGTCGGTCATGCCACCTCCCTAGAGGACGTTGGTCGTCCCCACCTGGATCCAGTCTCCGATGGTGGACGAGTAAACGAGCATGATGCTGTCGCGCGTGCCGAGCGCCACGGTCGTGGCCGACAGGCGCAGGTTGCTGTTCGCGAGCGTCCCCTGATCCTGCAACGTCACCGTGTTGGTGGACCCGTTGTAGAGAATCAGGAACTGCCCATCCTGCCCGTTCGCGATGGTCGGCGCGCTCGCCATGAGCGCCGTACCGCCGCTGGTGTTGTTGAGCCGGATCAGCGTGGCCGAGCTGGCGATGGTGCTCGCCGTGGACGACACGGTAGACACGGCTTCCGTCCACACCGTGGTGCTGGCGTTGCGGGCGCCGATGTTGGTCGTGGCCGCGGAGAGTGCCGCGATGTCCAGCCCGATCTGCGTGGTCAGCGTCTCCGTGCCCGCGCCGGAGAGGGACGCATCACGGAAGTAGTACCCCCGCCGCGTCGTCACGGTGGCGGCGCCCGTCGCGTTGTCCGTCGTCACGCTGAACGAGGCGTCGTACTGCTCGTAGTCGGTCACGGTGATGACCGACGCGGCCCCGGAGCTGCTGACCGTCGGACGCGAGCGGAACGACCAGTTTTCGCTCACCGCCGTGGTCGCCGACGACGTGGTGCTCTTGGTTGTCACAAAGTCGTCGAAGCTGTTGCACGCGGGCGGCGCCGTCGCGGTGCTGGTTGCCCGCAGCGTGCCGGCGTTCTGGAACACGATGGTGTTACTGACCGGCGTGCCGGCGGTGTGGCTGGTCGTCGGCGCGTACCGCATCGCCTGGAACAGCACGCCGATTTCCAGCCCCGTCGTGCTCGTGCTGATCGTCGGCGCGAGGTTGATGCCGTAGAGCGTCGAGCCCTTCGCCATCGTGACCGTGTTGTCGAACTCCAGCAGCGCCTCGGGCGTGCCGCTGGTGCCGCCCGCGTAGCCGACGTGCAGCTTCACCCGCTCATACATGCGGATGCGGCCCGTGTTGGACGCCGCCTGCGCCTCGTCGTTGGCGTACAGGTCGAGGTTGTTGGTGTTCGCCGTGCCGCCATAGATGAGCGGGCAGGTGGCACTCGTCGTGATTGTCGGCGTGGCAATGGTCGGGCTCGTGGCGAGCACGATGGACCCGGAGCCGGTCGTGCCGTTGCTCAGGTCCGACGCCGCCACCGAGCCGAAGTCCAGCGTCGGGTTGCCGCTGACGCCGCTGCCGTTCGTCACCGTCAGCTTGGCCGAGCCGACCGCGATGCTGCGCTGCACCCACGTGTCGGCCGCACTCCGCACCGCAATGCCGGTGGAGCCGAGCCCTTCCAGCGCCGCGAGATCGTTCGCCAGCACCAACGTGATGTCGCCCGCCACGCCCGCCGGGTTGGTCACCGTGATGCCGGCCGCCGGGGCCGCCACCTGCCGCTGTGCCCACGTGTCCGCCGCCGTGCGGCACGCGATCCCCGTGCTGCCCAGCCCCTCCAGGGCGCTCAGGTCGTTCGCGAGGGCCAGCGTCGGGTTGCCCGACACGCCGTCCCCGTTCGACACGGTGATGCCCGCGGCGGGGCCGGTGAGGGTGCGCTGGGCGTACGTCTCGCTGGCCGTCCGCGCGACCAGCCCCGTCCCGCTCATGCCCTCCAGCGCGGCAAGGTCGTTGGCCAAGGCGAGCGTCGGATTGCCGCTCACGCCGTCGCCGTTGCTCACCGTGATGCCCGCTGCCGGGGCGGTGAGCGTGCGGGTCGTCCACGTCGAGGCGCCTGTGCGTGCCGCCAGCCCGGAGCTCGACAGGCCCTCAAGCGCCGACAGGTCGTCTGCCAACGCGAACGTCGGATCACCCGCCGCGCCGGTCGGGTTGGTGATCGTGAGCCCCGCCGCAGGGGCCGTCAGCGTGCGCGCCGCAAACGCCCCCGCCCCCGTCCGCGAGAGCATCCCCGCCGTGGCCGCGAGGTCACGGATCGCCGTCAGGTCCGCGTCGCTGATCGCCACCGTGACGGTGGACCCCGCGCCCGCGTCGGTGAGCGACAGCCCCGTGCCGACCGCCAGCGTGCGCTCGTTCGTCAGCGTCGCGTCGGTGGTCAGCGTGACGTAGGTCGCGGTGGTCGGCGCCGCGCTGCTGACCGACTCGTCGCCGGCCACGACAGGGAAGGCGAGTACCTGCTCGCTGAACGTGAGCGCGTGTTCCAGCCGTCGGACGCGCTCCTCCAGCGTCCCGTCGGAGCCGACCCGGATCACGCCGCGCCCTTGCGGTCACTCGCGGGCTTCCAGCGGAAGCTGAAACCGCGGATGCGGACCATGCCGCTCGTGGGGCGGAACGACCACCGCATGTAGCGCCCCCGGAACCGACACGGCAGCTCCGTCACGCCACCGCCGGTCATGGTGCCCACCGACGTGAAATCCCCGCTGCCCTGTCCGTACTGGAACTTGGCGTTCCCCGTGGACGCCGCAGGCCAGTAGTCCTGCCGCGCCCAGCCGTACACCTGGAGCGCATCCGTGGTCGCGTTGGTCAGTGGCTCCCACGACACGCGGATGCGGTCGATGTAGCCCGCCGTGGCGCCGTCGGGCAGCGTGAAGTCCTTCGTGTCGACCCGCGCGCCCGAGTATCCCGACCCGTCTGCGACCTCGCCATCGCGGTAGATGATGTGGGCGCTGGAGGACAGGAGGTAGTGCGTGTAACTGCTGTAGCGGCTGTCGCAGTGATCGCGCAGCGTCGCCGGCGCTGACGACGTAGACCACGCCCCCGTCGCCAGTTCGCAGCGCCAAATCTCCGCGTTGCCCACGCGGATGATGAGTTCGCCGCGGATCGGGTCGTAGAACATGCGCGGCTGGATGTCTTGGATGGCACGCCCGACCTTCAGCGACGGCTCCCACATCCCACCGCCCACCAGATGCAGGCCATCGCGGCGGCTGTAGAGCACCCCCACTGGCGTCACGCCGTAAGCGCCGTAGACCTGCGCGTTCGGCATGTAGGAGAGCAGCGAGAGCGTGAAGGGCGGAATGCCCCCCGTCGAGCGCAGCATGTAAATGCGCTCGTCGCCAATGACGATCACGCCATCCTGCGTGGGAATCAACGACCGCACCGCGCCGGGGTCGTCGAGGTCGATGGTGTCTGCCGAGTTACTGACGGCGGGCGTCCAGTCGGTGAGCGACGACTGATCCGCCATGTAGATGGTGCGCGCGTTGCCGGTGATGAGCCGGTTCGCGTACGACACCATCCACCGGCCTGCGATCGTGCCCGAGCCGGGCGTAAGACGGGAGAAGTTGGTCCCGTCGTACGTCATAATGCCGTAGCTGCTGGTCCCCACCGGGAACAGCTGCGTGCCGTTCAGCACCGTGCGCTCGGCAATGAACCGCGGGGACGTGCTGCCCGTGGCCGACATCGTGGGCGCCGTACCGCTCACCGTGATCTCGGTCGCCGTGCCGTCGGCCTGCACGTTGTAGAGCTTCACGTTGGCACCGCTGCGAATGGGCAGCAGTACCCCCGCGTTGGCGCCCACGAGGTCTTCGACCATCAGGGCCGGCGTATAGGTTGCCGGAATCCACGACCCATCGTTCACCGTGACGTAGGCCGGCATGCTGTCGGCGTTGCCGAGCTGGGCACGAAACCCCGTGCAGTACGTCCACTCGTCGTCCCGCAGCCCCGCGGGATGCACGGAGAAGTTCAGCCCGCCGCCGAACGTGCGAACGTCCGTCCACTGGGAGGCCATTACGCCCCCCGCGTCCGGCTGCCGCCGCTCATCGCCTTCGTCTTGTCGTCGAGGATCGCGCGCTGCAGCTCCTGCTCAAACTGCGCCCGGTAGAGCGTCGCCCGCTCGTCCTCGTGCAGGAAGTCGTACGCCTCCGCGAGCGCCCCCTTCCGCACGATGTGCGGGTAGCGCGTCGTGAAGAAGTTGGAGTCCGACCCGCTGGAGAGGTCCGTCAGCAGCGCCCAGTAGTCCAGCACGACCACCACGGCCGACGACGGCGACGGCACCAGCCACAGCTTGTCGTCCCACAGGGCGTACCGCGTGCTCGTCTCGGTGTCCCCGCCGGGATCCGCGACCTGCGGGAAGATCTGATCCGTGTTGGCGTCGCTGGTGCGCTGCTCAAACCACCAATCGCGGTCTACCCGCTTGATCACCTCGTACTGCGACGACGGCGCGGTCTGCGTCGAGTCGTAGAAGTACGCCGCCTTCTCCGCGATGAAGTCGCTGGGCAGGCTGGCCGAGGCGGCATTGGCCGCAAACGACAGGCTGGCGCTCACCGCCTCCTGCCCGCGCCACAGGTGCGCCTGCTGCATGCGCGCAATCGCCCCGTTGATGCAGGCGTCGGTGATGGTCGTGGACAGCACCGTCGAGCCGGCGCCGGTCCAGTCCTGGAGGACGGTGCGGAGGTCGGAGAGGGTTGCCATGGCTCAGTTGGTGAACAGCTGCGTCCAACGGTCGGACAGGTAGATCAGCCCCGCGGTCTCGTACTGACCGAGGCTGATGGACGTACCGCCGGTCGTCTCCACGACGCCCGACGAATCCGCGATCGTGACGGTGTTCGCTGACACGTTCTCGACGTACAGGATGTCGCCGGTCGTCATGCCCGTTTCGCTCATCGTGGCAGCACACCCGTGCGTGTCGTTGCACGTCACCTGCAAGGCGCCGCGCGTGGCCGTGATGGTGAAGGACGCCGCCGTGCCGGCCCCGTCGTCGGCCACCGTCTGCGTCGTCACCGTGGCGCTGGGCTCCCCGCTGACCGCGCAGTTCCAGGCACCGCCCACGCGGCGGGCAATAGTCGTACTGCCCGAACCACCGCCCACGCACGGGTTGGTGCGAAGACAGTCCGAACACAGCACCTCAGACCCGGAGCGCACCAGCGTGGGCAGCTGCGCGAACGTCTGCGCCGTCTGCGTGAGGCGAATGTACGGCGTCGAGCCGGAGAGCTTCGTGTGCCAGAACCCGTTGCCGGAGCCGTTCACGAGGCTGTTCAGCCACTGAAAGTCGCTGTTGGAGGTGATCTCCTCCACCACCTGCGCGTTACCGCTGTTGATGTCCCAGTACGTGCCATCCACCGTGATGGTCGTGCCGGTGTCGATCTTGAGCCGCGACCGCGACGAGCCCGCCCGGTGCTTGTAGGTGCCCCCGAGCATCCGCACGTTGGTGGAGTTGTCGATCGCCACCGTGTTGCCGGTGGACGAGTCCGCAGGCCCCTCGACGTAGACGTGCGCCAGCTCCACGTCGGTGGCGTAGCTGATCGACACGCCGCGCCCGCCACCCGACTGCCCCACGCACTCGTACGTCCCGCCAACAACCCGCACGTGGTCCGTGGTGTCGCCGCTCAAACCGGCAATCTTGAGCATGCCGGTATAGAACCCACCCTCCACTTGCACGTTGGACACGGACTGGCCGGTATTCGGCTCGATGTCGAAGCCGTACCCCGAGTCCGTATCGCTCCGCGTGTGAATGTTGTTGAGAAAGGCGATGTTGCTGCCATGCACGATGAAGTACGCGCCCCAGTAGTTCGCGGTCGGGTTCGTCGAGCCGGGGTTGTGGCACCAATTGTTTTGCACCGTGATGTTGCCCATGGTCCCGGTGCCCAGCCCGACGCCGATGCAGGCCGCCGTCACGTCGTGGACGTACACGTTCTCCACGAGGATGCGGCTGCCGGCGACGCGCACGCCGACGATGTGGTCGGTGGCGTCAAACTCCGCCTTGTTGCCGTCCACCGTGAAGTCGCGGATGACGACATCGGTCGTGTAGGCGTTGGCCGTGCCCGACGCGATGATCGTGCCGGGTCCGTCCGCCAGGCTCGTGTCCAACTCCAGCACCGTGGCGCCGATGCCGGCACCCGCCAGCGTGCAGCCGGTCGGCACCGTCAGGCCTTCGATGACGTACGTGCCCTTGGGCATGAAGACGATGCCGGGCGACGTGCCGCACGCCGTCAGCGCGGAGGCGATGGCCGTCGTGTCGTCGGTCGTACCGTCGCCCTTGGCGCCGTACGCCTTGACGTTGTAGACGGCGCCGCCCTTGTCCTGCACCGCGCCCCGGATGCCGCCGGGGAACCAATGCAGCTCACTCGACATCTGCTTCGTGACCTGCGCCTCCGCCACCGTGGCGAGGCAGAGGAGCAGACTAGCCGCGAGCCGGCGCATTGTTGGCCGCCACCAGATTCGCGCTGATCGTGCCCGACGTGTACGCCGACACGCGCACCTTCACCCACTCGTACGGGCCGTCGGAATGCACGACCCCCGGCGCCGTCATGTCGTCGCCCAGCTGCGGGAAGTCGTGGTCGCTGTCGGACGGCGCCGACGCGCTGTTCGCCACGTACACCTTCACCGTCGCGCTGAACGAGCCCGACACCACGACCGTGAAGGGGTGCATGCGATGCGCCCGCGTCCACGTCCCCGTGTTGGTCGCCGTGACCGCGTTGAGGAGCGTTTCGCGGTTGGTGAAACGCCCCTGGTTCTGCTCAATCGCCATCCCGTCTCCTCACACGACAACGCGGCGGGCGGCCCACCACTGCCGACCCGCCGCGTCTCTGCGGTCATCCCCTGGCTGCTGCGTTCAGACAGGAGTCGTGCGCGAGCCCTTGAGCTCGACCGGGCCCTTGCCACCCCGGCTGCCGTCGCAGGGGGAGGGCGGAGACTCCGGCTTCGCGTTGCTGTTGGCCGTGAGGCCTTCCTTCGTGGGAACCGAGTCGTTCCCCGTGCCCGAGAGGTTCGGCATCGTTCGTCTCCTCAGTTTCCGATGGCACCGAGCAGCGTGACGCGCACGATGTCGCCCGCCGTCACGTTGCTCTGCACGATCTCCGTCGGCACGCCGCCCGCCCACGACGTGGCGTTCGACGCCGACGTGGCCGAGCCGTCCACGAAGAACCGCACCGAGTTCTTGGCGGCGTCGTAGACCGGCACGCACGCCTTCGGAATCGAGTCCGACGTGCTGCCGCGCACCGCCACACCCATGACCTGCAGCACCTGCCCGGTGGACCCGAGGCCCAGCGAGGAGGCGATGAGCGGCACACCCGGCGCTGAGGCGCCCGTGCCCGTCGTCACCGTGCCGTAGTCGCTCGACGCGGCCAGCGTGATGTCCGCGCGGATGATCGCGACGTTGCCCGTCGTGTCGAGGCCGCCATCCTGGAGCAGCGGCTTGCGGTCCCTGACCGCGTACGTGATCGCCATGATCCTATCCCCTCCCCACCACTCAGACGCCGAGCACCACGAGGCGCACGATGTCGGTATCGTCGATCTCGGTGTCCGCCACGATCTCCGTCGCAGCGTCCGCCACCGAAGCGTAGAAGCGCAGCTTGCCGGTCGCGCAGTCGTACACGTCGCGCACCGACTTCGGCGTGTCGCTGGCATTCCGCACGTACGCGCAGAGCACCGCCACGACCCGCCGCAGGCCCATCTTCTGCGCGTTGCCCTGCAGATCGAAGCCCGAGCTGTAGTCCGTGGACACGTCGCTGGTCGTCATGTCCCAGACCGTCACGGTGAGCCCACCGGGGATCTTGGCGCTGTACGTGCCGCGCTCCCCGGATTCCGCCGGCTTCGTAAAAGTGAGAGCCATGCCGTTACCCGGCGTAGCTGGCGATGCCGCTCATGCGCCCGTGGGCACACTGCGTGGCGATCGTGTTGGGCGAGCTGTTGTCGGGCGTCGTACCGTTGAACTGCACCTCCAGACCGGCCTCCGTCAGGAACTCGTCCTTGGTGCAGTCGTCACCGGGCGACTGGCGGTTCTTCAGGAACTGCGTGTCGTCGATGTAGCGGTAGCGGATCTTGTCCAGGTCGATGACGAACAGATCCTTGCGCCACGTGCTGTTCTCGGTGAGCAGCGGGTGGTTGTAGAGCATCAGCGTCCCGAAGGGCGTCTGGCACTCCATCAGCTTGAAGCCGTACACGCGCTCGCCGGGGCTCAGGTTGATGACGCCCTTGTTCTTGGCCATCGCGTTGAGGGCCATGAGGGCCGTCGAGCCGCAGAAGGCCAGCTTCTCCTTGCTGCCGTAGCGGAACACGGACTCGAGGAACGCCTCCCAGATCGTCTCCGTGAGGGCACCCGAGTTGTACGAGGTCAGGTTCGTGTGGACCGACACGCTCGAGGTCGTCGCCGTAGGGAGCCAGTTCACCATGCCGCGCGTGAGGCGCAGCGGCTGACCAGACGACGTGCTGTCGAGCGGCGAGGCCGGGCCGGACAGCGAGGTGATCTCCTCGCGCTCGCCGTAGAGAAACGACTTCTCCATCTCGACGGCGTGAATCTGTCCCGCCTCGCGCTTCGCCTCGCGGTACGGACCGGAATCGTCCGTGCGGAGGCGGGTCTTCCGCGCCGTCCGCGTGATGGACAGCGGAGTGCGATAGATCTGCGTGAAATTGTAGTAGCGCGTCGGCGCGTAGCCGATGCTCGTCCCGATCGGCGCACCCTCGGGGAAGCCCGAGCCCACGATCACGATCTCGTCACCCGCCGAGCTGTCGCCCGTGATCGCCGGGTTGGTGGCGTTCACGTTGCCGATGTCGCGGCGGCACTTGATCGTGTTGTTGGTCGTGTCGACCGCCAGGACCAGCAGGTTCTCACCCGAGGTCTGGTTGCGGATGACGTGGCCCGGCTTGAAGATCGAGGCGTCGTTGGACGAGGCGCCCGTCGGCTTGACGAGCAGGTAGCAGTCCGCCGTCGAGGCCGTGCCGATGTCGTCACCGGAGGCAGGCGGGTTGGTCGTCGCCGCACCGATCACGTTGGCCGACTGGAGCGGCAGCCCCTTCTCGAACCAGTGGAACTGCGGATCGTCCGTCGCCTCTTCCTTCATCCGCGACAGGAACGCCGTGAGCGGCGCGTCGCCGTTCGGGTAGAGCAGGCCGATCGCCTGCCGGAAGTTCTGCGGGCGCTCCACCGAAGTGAAGTTGCCCGTGCCCCTCATGCCAAGAACCGCCATCCCCTCATCCCCCCTTCAGCGCCGCGCCTACTGGAGCAGGTCGCCGAACATCTGCTCGAACTGCGTGGACACCTGGCGCGCCCCCGCGCCCCGGCTCCCGCTTTCCCCGAACGCCGGCCGCACGCGCGCTCCTGCGCGCTGCACCGCCGGCTGCCCACCCTGCTGCACCGGCACGCCCGGCAGCTTCGCGATGTACTCGCGCGTGCGCCGCGCCACTTCGGCGCTCGCCGTCTGCCAGTCGAACTGGCGCTGTGGCTGCTCCTGCGCGACCTGTCGCGCGAAGTGCTGCACCAGCGGCGTGTAGGGCTCGAGGTCCGCGTTGGAGCCCCAGAAATCCGCCTGCATCTGCTGCGCCGCCTGCTGCTGCGCGACCTGCTGCGCCCGAACGGTCTGATCCTGGGTGTAGAACTGCGCCGCCTGATGGAGCGCCACCTGCGCGCCCAGCGCCGCCGCCCGCTGCAGCGCCGTCGAGGCGATCAGCGCGGCCCGCGGGCCACCCGCCAGCAGCTCCGCGAGGTCGTCCTCGCTCACCTGCAGGGCGGTCTGAATCTGCTGGACCGGATCGGGCTGCGGCTCGGGAGCCGGCGGCGGCGTCTGCGCCGCGCGCACGAACTCGAGCTCGCGCTCCAGCCGCTTCGCCCGCTCCTCGTGGGCCTGCAGCTGCGCCTGCAGCACGTCGATGCTGATCGTCGGGGCCGGCGCGGGCTCCGGCTCGACGGGATCACCGAGCGGGATGTCAGCAGGCGGGGCGTCGGGCGGGGCAGCCTCGGCGGCCTCCGTCTCCGTGGCGGGCTCCGCGGGAATCCCCGCCAGCTCCTCCACCAGATCCATCCCGTCCTGCGTCTCTACCGCCATCCAGCCTCCCCCGACGCGCCGCGTCAATCGACGCATACACGGGGACTTAGGGGCTGGTCAACGGTGACGCAGGAACAGGTTGACTAGCGGACGGGCGACGCGGCGTTGAGCAGCATGGTCAGCACCTGCTGCAGCCCGGCAAAGTGGCCCTGCAGGTAGGTAAAGCCCGCGATGGCTTCGGGCGTCGTCGCCGCGCGCCCCGTCAGCAGGCTCCGCAACTCGCGCTCCTGCAGATCCGCCATGTCCTTGATCGCGGCGGCGAGGATGCCCAGCTCACCGCTCATCCGCAGCCGCTCCAGCAGCCGCGCCAGCTGATCTTCGCGCGTCTCAGTAGCCATTGTTCCCCGTCATCGGTGCGGCCTGGTTCGGGTACTGCGAGAAGCCATCACTCGACACCTGCGGCTCGCCCGCCGGGACGAGGTTGCCCGCCTGCTGCTGCTGCATCACCTGCTCGTCGGGCATCACCTGCATCTGCGCGGGCTGCACGAACTGCCCGACGTTGCGGATGCCCATGATCCGCAGAAAGTAGGCGTAGAGTTCCAGCCAGTTGATCTGCTGCAGCAGCGGCTGCGCCGCGCCTGACTGGAAGCCGGTCTGCAACAGCTCGCGCAGCACCTGGCTCGTGACCAGCTTGTCGCTCGGCACGCCGCCTTCGAGCAGCGGGAACGAGAACGACCCCTGCAGCATCTGCGGGACGATCTGCAGCTGCTCCGCGCCCGCGATGGCCGCGAGGCTTTCCTTGACGCGCAGGTTCAGGCTCTCGGCCATGAACACCTGCGTGTTGCGGGTCCACTGATGGCAGAGCGGGCGGTAGCCCTGCGAGCAGAAGGTCTCCGCCAGCATCTTCATGCGCCCCGAGGACAGGTTCAGCATGCCCTGCACCTCGGTCGCCGCGCGCCGGCCGGTGTTCGGCATGCCCATGAGCAGCCGCCCCGCGCCGGTCATCTGCTCCATGAGATCCTGCACCACCTTGGCGTCGTTGTGGTGGTTCGCCGTCACGTCCTGCACGGGCAGGGGGAACACCGCCTTGTCGATCAGCCCGCTGTTCTGCGCGGCGCGGGTGAGGCGCAGCAGCTTGCCGGGCTGCGGGTCCTCGAGGTCCGACGCCTCGATCATGCTGGGGTCCACGATCAGCTCGTTGTTGAGCGTCTTGCGGACGGCCATCATGCGCGAGTTGAACAGCCACGACAGGTGGTACTCGAGCCCCCGCGTCATCTCGATGATGCCGGGGTTGCCGGGGCTGTGGATGTCGTAGTTGGCTTCGAACACCTCGAACGGGAAGCGGCGGCCGGGCAGGTTGGCCGGCTCGGCCCGCAGCACGCGCGTCCGGTTCGCGATCGTGAACACCCACAGGCGTGGCGTGCGGCTGTCCATGCCCTCGGGCTGCAAGCCCAGCTTCGCCAGCTGCCGCGGCTCCAAGAAGATCCACCCCTCGTGGATCGTCACGTAGGGGTTGCGGTCGGTGTCGAGGTCTTCGTTGCCCACCGACATGCCGTTGATGCGGGCGAGGTCGCTCGCCGTGTCGCCCACCGCCGTCGTGCCCCACTCGCCGTTCGACGCATCCTTCTGGATGGAGTCGATGCCGACGTAGAGGCCCTGCGCTTCCTTCTGCAGCAGCTCCGTACGGGAGCGGCGCATCCGGTGGAACACGAACTCGCCCTTCTGGAACTCCCCGAAGCTGCGGGCGGGGTCGGGCAGGAAGTCGAACGGGCTCACGTTGAGGACTTCGTTGCCCTCGTAGGCGATCACGTCCTCTTCGATCACCTCGTCCACCTGGAGCATCATGCCGGTCAGCGGCTCGACCACCTGCTTGAACCGGCGCACCATGTCGGGCCACTCGCGGATCGTGTAGAGGTTCTTGACGATGCCCACGCCGTAGCGGTGGCCGTCGAGCAGCCACTGATAGAGGCCCAGCAGCCACGGCGGCTCCATGCGGTCCAGCTGGTACTGCAGCACCTCTTCCATGAGCATCGCGGCGTACACGTCGTTGGGACTGTCCGCGCGCACGGGCACCAGCGGGCTCCGCTCGGTCAGCACGGTCATGAACCACGCGACCATGCTCTGCACCTGCGCGTAGCCGTACGGCACGACGATCTTCTGCACGCCCTCGGTCAGCTTCTGTCGGGCGACGCGGCGGTCGTCCTGATCGGGCTCACGGAAGGCGCGGTGCAGGCGCTCCGACTCGCGCCACGCCTCATGGCGCTGCGACCAATGCCGCTCGGAGGCTTCGATGCGTCGGCGCAGGAACCCCGCCAGCGTCTGGTGGATGGCGGTGTCCGGGTCGGCCAGCCGCGCACGGATGTCTTCGGTCATCATGGCTAAACGGCGAGCCTCCACTTGTCCTTGATGCTGTTCCAGGCGGGATCGACGCGCGCCCCCGCGGGCTGCGTGACGCCGCAGACACCGTACCGAAGGGCATCGAGTAGGTCGTCGTAAATGCCGACCTTGGCCGGCAGGTCCGTCTTGGCGTCCATGTGGTAGCCGCCCGCAAACGCCTTCCGCAGCCAGCGACACCGCACGTGCAGCTGGAACAGCGGTTCCTTCCGCCCCGGTGGCACGCGCAGCAGGTAGGCAATGCGCTCGATCGACTGGACGATGCCGTACTTGCGGTAGAACGGGTTGATCCCGAACTCGTTGCGGAGGATCTGCACGCTCGTCGGGCCGCGATCGTTCTTCTGCGTGCCCGCCACGTCGCAGTAGTCCTCGACGTCCCGCGCGCCGGGGAACTCCCGCCGCGTGATCTCCTGCACCTGCTTGGCGAAGTCGCGCAGCTCGACGTCCGTGCCCAGCAGCTCCTGCAGCACGTTGATCCCGCCGTCCTCGCGCGTCTGGAGCCACACGCACGCCGGATGCCGGCGCCCGAAATCCCACCCACGGACCAGCGTCCGCGTCGGCGTGAACAGCGGCTCGCCCATGTGGATCTGCGGGTCGAAGCCCTCAAACACGGGGCGCCCCTCGACGAGGAAGCCCCAGCGGCCGTGCAGGAACTTCTCGCGCCACGCGGGCGGGTAGGCTTCGAGCTGCCGGATGTAGTCGGGCGCCAGGTTGGCGGCGTTGTCGTAGGTGGACGAGTGGATCGTACGCCGGTCGGCCAGCAGGGTGGCGTCGCGCTCGACGTCCTTGACGAAGAAGTCGTGCAGCCAGTGATCCTCGTCGGGCGGGTTGGTCGCCGCCCAGAGGCGCCGCGGACCCACCTTGCCGCGCAGACGGGCAATGAAGGTCAGGAAGATGGCGCGCTCGAACTCGCTCGCCTCGTCGATGATGCCCCAGTCGAACTCGTACGACCCCAGCTTGGTGGGGCTGTCGAAGCAGCGGAACAGCACGCGCGACCCGTTCGGCAGGATCACCGCCTCGCGCCCCTCGCTCTTGATCTCCTGCGACAGCGCCATCAGCTCGACGGGCATTGCCTCCTCAAGGAACGTGCGCTTCGTCGAGTCCCGCAGGCTCGGGTACGAGGCGCGGGCGACGACGCCGATGCTGCCGGGGTACTCGATCGCCGTCAGGATGCCTTTCCAGCAGGCGCTCAGGCTCTTGCCGGAGCCGGCGGCGCCCAGGAGCAGCACGTACTTCTCCGTGGCGTCGATGAACTCCTGTTGCTTGGCGTTCCACGCGGGAACTTCGATCGTGAGTTCGCTCACGACCGCCCCGGCGTGACGTCCACCGCCTCCACGGCCTTGGAGCCGACGCGGTTGATGAACGTGATCTTGGTCGGCGCCTTGGACCCGGCGTCCTTCTCCTGCGGCAGCAGCGCCGGGAGGAGCACCGACAGGATGTCCCGCACCTCCTTGGGGCTGCCCTCCGCCAGCGCGCGGCGGATGTTGTCCTTGACGCGCTTGGTGCCGAGGATGCCGAGGTATTCCGTCTGGAACGCCTCGCGCGCCGCCGGCACCGTCGCGGGCACGGGCGGGGACGCCCCTTCCGAGGCCACAACCGCCGTCTCCTGCGCCACCTCCGCCCCCATACCCGCAGGGGCGGTGTAGCATGACGCGGTGCGTTGGGCGACGGTGGGACGCGGGGTTAGGCGGGTTCGACGAACCGGACGGACAGCAGGTAGCCGACGCCTTCCGTCAGCTGGGTCGGGCCGTAGAGCAGTTCCAGCGTGCGCCACGAGTTCCACCGCTTGTGGTCGTGGCGCTGCCAATGCCGCAGCTGCCGGCGACGGAAGCGGCGGGCGATGCGCTCGGCGCGCGTCACCGACCCTCCCCGGAACCGCGGTACCATCCCATCCGCGCCCACCACGCCCGCGCCACCGCCCGCATGACGGTGCGCCAGTCAGGACGGGGCATCGTTGGCCTCCAGCGCCCGCACCCGGTGCTCCAACCGCACGAGGGTCCCCGACATGGCCCACGACGCCCGCCGTTCCGCTGCGAGCGTGTCGTCCATTCGGTTGATCCCAAGCCAGTCACGCAGGCGCCAGCGCACGATGTCGCGCCGCCACGTGAGCCAGTTCCGCCCTCCGTGCGTGCGCCAAAACCGCAGCGAGTCACGCATCCTCACCCTCCGTGGCACCAGCACAGGCACCGGGGCTGGCCTGGACAGTCGGCGGGGCACTTGGAGCAGGGGCGGGGACCCCCATGCCCCAGCTCGACGCCAGTCCCGACATCGACCACAGGCGCTCCACCGCCGAGACCACCTCCGTCAGCGTCCCCGACGGGTAGCGGTACATTGGCGTGCTTTCCAGCAGCAGCGTCGCCTGCCGCAGTGCCGCCCGTCGGAACTCCGACTCCAGCTTTTCCAGCCCATCGCGCGCGTCCGCCACGGCTTCGCTCCTCCTTCGTCATCGCCGCCGCCCGCGCCTTCCCCAGCATCCGGGCGGGTTCGACGGGCTGGCCACAGTGGGGGCAGGGGACGGTCAGGGGCATCAGCTCGCCCACCCCGTCATGTACCGCACCTCCCCGCACTTGCAGTTGAGCAGCGCACCGCCCGCCGGGCCGTGCAGGACGCGCGTCACGCCATGCCCCTCGCCACTGTGCTCCTGCAGCCAATTCGCATCCGCCTTGATGCGCGCCATCTGGGGGTTCGGCACAGCCCGCATTGCCACCGCTACCTACCATGACGCACTCCGCCGTACAACCGCTGCCTAGCGGTAGCATGACACGGTGCGTTGCGCTCTTGACGCCGAGTATGGTAGAGCAGTGTCCAAGCGGTCACGCCGCAGTGATGTGAGCGACCGCACCCCGCAGACAGCCCGCCGGCGGTCGCGGTGCCGTCAGCGTGACCGCGCGGACACGGTGTGGGTGGAGCTGCCGTGGCGTGGATGCGACGTCAGACTGCGATGCCATCGCGTCGTCGAGACACGGCGTGGAGATGCGTGGGCGTCGCGTCGTCGTCGGGAACACGGGGGGCGTGAAAAAAGCCGTCCGTAGCGTCCCCACGGCCAAGGCAGGCCCCCATGGGGCGATCGGCGGGGGGGCCGGCCGGGCCAGGCGGGGGGTCGGCGCGGGGACGGAAAGGCGCATTTCCGCAGCGGGGTTGCGGACTTGCCGACCTTGAGGTGAGGCGGGGGTGGGGTGGAGGAGACAGCCAGCGCGGGCTGTCGAAGCCTCCTTGCCTTAGTGTACAGGCGTGCTCGTAGTCATATTCGCAACCCACGTTGTGCTACTGACAACGCATGGCACGCACGACCTCTCCTGCTCCCAACCGCATCCGACGAGGCCATCAGCGGTGGCGCAACATGGATGCCGACGCACGACGTCGTGAGCTGGAGTGGGTGCAGTGCGCTGGCGAGCGGTTGACGCCTGCGCCGCCCCTGCCACGTGGCCTCACCCCACAGGCATGCCACTGGCCTGCGGCGTGTCTGCGCTGTGGATCGCAGGACGCCCTGCCGTACTGCACCGACGCCTCGCGCCCCTTCGCGGCATGGACGTGGCGGTGCCTGCTGCATGCGGGTCGGCCCGAGGGGCGGCCACCTGGACAGCGGTGGACGTGGAGTCACCGGCGCAACTGGGGGAACTTCGGGGCGCTGGTGCGGCGCACGCTGTCGGGTGACTTGAAGCCGCCGGCTGGGGCGCTGGAGCCCGACCCGTCGCCACGTCCCTGGCGCGTGGCCTGATCCCGAGCGGTGCCGAGGAACCACGGTTCCACGCCGCGGTGCGGCATGTCCCTATACACGCTTTCTTGAAGCGGCTTGTTGACATCCGTCGCGAGTGGGTGCATACAGGGACCATCAACGAACGAGGCCCGCTCCGGCGGCAACCGAAACGGGCCTCTCAGCCACCACCGGAAGGAGACTCCGATGACGACCTTCACGACGCCTACCACGCCCAGCAAGACCGCCGAAATGGTGCTCGGCTGGATCGCCAAGGATGGCGGCGACCCGGAGCGCACCGCCCGCTGGATGCGCGACAGCCTGCGCCTCGGCGGCATCAAGGCGTGCCGCGCGATGATCTGGGAGGCGGTGGCTGAGGGCGCGCACCACGTCGTGACCTGCCGGGATTGCGGCGTGGTCGCGCTGGCCGCGGACACCGACTGGTCGGGCCTCTGCGCCCCTTGCTACGCCACCTACTGGGCCTGAGGAGACGATCATGGCCGCCGTGCTCGAGCTCGAGGCCCACCCCGCCACCGCCGATCGCGCGGCGTCGGTCCACCTCATGATTGACGACCGCGAGTATCTGCTGGTCGCGCTGTCGCAGGGTGTGGTGATCTACCCGGGGCGCTGGATCCGCAGCCGCCGCGCCCTGGGCAAGCCCTGCTGGTCGCTCGAGGACGTGCGCACGCGCTACCGGCGCGATGGGCACACCCTCGCTGAGTACGCCGCCCGACTGGGCGTGCGGGAGGTCGCCGCGTGACCCACCCCACCTGCCCCACCCACCACCGCCCTCTCCTGTGCCCCGCGTGTGTCGGGGCGCAGGGGAAGGGGCGGACGAGCGAGGCGAAGAAGGCCGCCGCCCGCGTCAACGTGGCGAAGGGGCGCGAGGCGAAGGCGCGCAAGCGCGAGGAGGGCAAGGCATGAGGTGGGATCAGATTGCCGAAATCATCCGCAGTACCACCCCTGATCGGCTCGACACGTATTTGCCCATGTCGGCATGGCTCGCCGGCCACCCCGCGAGTACCGCCGCCACCTACCGCAAGGCGCTGCGGGCGCTCGCCCGCGCGCTCCCCGGCTCCCCGGCCCCCGAAGCCGTCGCGTGGCATCGCCTCGACGTGGGGCAGCTGAACGCGCTCCGCGCCTCCCAGCTGGGGCATGCGCCGTCCACCGTGGCGGTGCGGCTGGCGGCACTCCGCGGCGTGCTGGCTACCGCGTATCGCCAAGGGCTTGTCACCCGCGCCCACTACGACGCCGGCTGCCACGCCTGCCGCGCCGTGCGCGGGTCGCGGGTGCAGCGCGGGCAGGTGCTCGAGCCGGAGCAGCGCGACCGCCTGCTCGCCGTGTGTGCCGCCGATCCCTCACCCCGTGGCGCGCGGGACCACGTGCTGCTGGCGCTCCTGTTCGGCGCGGGCCTGCGCCGTGCCGAGCTCGTGTCGCTCACCCCCGCCCACGTGTCGCTGGCCGATCCCGTGGCCGTGACGGTGCGGGGCAAGGGGAACGCGGAGCGACTGGTACCTTTGCCGGCATGGGCGGCGACGCCACTACGGGCGTGGCTTGCCACCCCGATGGAACCGCTGTTCCGTCACCTCCGCATCGACGGGTCGTGGGGTAGCGTTTTGACACCCGCGGGCGTGCGCCGCATCCTCGCCCGCCGCTGTGTCGAGGCGGGGTTGCCCGTCCTGCGACCCCACGACGCCCGCCGGACCTACGCCTCCACGCTCCTGCTCCGCGGGGCCGACCTCGCCACCGTCGCCGGGCTGCTGGGGCACAGCCGGCTGGACACCACGCGCCGGTATGATCTGCGGCCCCAGCGGGCGCGGGAAGAGGCGGTCAGGTTGTTGGAGTAGCGGCGGCGAGGGCGGCGCGGACAGCGTGCGTGATGGCGATGAGCGTGCTGGTGCCGGATTCGTACTGCCGTACAGCTTCCGCGATACGGCCCACGCCCTCCAGCGCCGCGACGAGCGCCCGCACGCGCGCCTGCGCGGCGTCGCGCTCGGCCTCGGGCTTGCTCCAGCTCGCGCGCCATATCGAAGCACTCCATGCCGACCTCCACGGTGACGTGCCCGCCCGGCGTCCGGTGTAGGCCCTTGAGCGTCAGCGGGAGATCATCATCGCCCGCAGACACGACGGTGCGCCTCGTATGCGGCGGCATCCGCACGCCGTCCGTTGTTCGCGATCTCGTACTCCAGCCACGCCTCACCGATCTGCGTCGTGAGCGTCGCGATGACCGCGCGTAGGGCGGTCTGCACCGCCGGGCACATGGTGAGATGCGTCTCCACGTAGTCTGGGATCATCCGCGCCGAGCAGCCCGCCGGGCAGGACATCCCACGCACCGTGCGCGGCTCGTGATCCAGCGCACAGTCGTCGGGGCAGTTGCCGGCTTCATGCAGCAGCCGGTCCCGCTCCCCCTCCACCTGCGCCAGCCGCGCCTCTGCCACCTCGTGGCCACGCTTGAGCAGCGCCACGGTCGCGGTGATGGCGAGCGGCGTGTTGCCAACGTGATCCCCGACCATCTGGCGGATCGCCGCTACGGCTTCGTCCCAGCCGGCCAGCCGCGTGCGGAGGGCGTCGAGGGCGTTGAGCACGGGTTGCTCCGTCAGCGGACCGTACTGCGCCACGAGCGCGTCGAGGTTGGTCGTCGGGTCAGCCACGGTCGTTCTCCTTCGCGCGCAGCTCGCGAAACTGCCGCATCGCCTCACGCACCTCGCGCTCGCGTGCGGCGAGGGCGGCGCGGAGCAGCCCAACGGCGTGCTCCAGTCGCCCATACGGAGCATAGACCATGCGATCACGCGGGCTCAGGGATATCTCGACGAGTTGCGCAAGATTTCGCGTCGCGTCCACTACGGCATCATGCCGCGCACGCTGCTCGCGTAGGGCGTTACCAAGTTTCGTCGCGATGTGGTGCGGCAGCATCGCCATCGCTTGAGCCAATACGGCATCGAAGTCGTCGTCCATCACGCCCCCTCCCTCGGCCCGCCCGCGTTCTGCTCCTCCACCCACCGCTGCACCGCATCGACGGTCGCGGCGGCGAGCGTCACCAGCGCACGGTCCCGCTCCGTCGCACAGTAGGCGTGGAGCGCCGCCTGCGCGATCTCCGGCCACAGCGGGGCACGCCCCGCCTCGATCAACTCCAGGCACCGCGGCGTGATCCGCAGCATGGTCGCCGCCTGCACCAGCGTCAGCCCCCGGTGCGGGTGGCGGCAGGTGCGGAGTGTGCGGAGGGCGAGGGCCACGTCGTTGGTCATCGCCAATGCTCCCGCGTCCACCACACCGTGAGGCACGCCCACGCCACCGCCATCAGCGCCAGCGTCAGGGCGACACCCCACGGCGTGGGGTTGTGGTCGTCGTTCAGCACTTCTTGCCGCCGCCCTTGCCGCCGGTCTTCTTGCCCTTC